GGAGAATGGAAGGCACTGGCGAAAATGATGTGCGTACTTGTTAGAAAAAAAGATGAGCCATATTCTGATAAGTTATTAAAACGTGAAGAATTATTCTTATCTTGGAACTTATATGATTGTTGGACAGTAGCTTTTTTTTTGTCGAAGCAAATCGAGAAATACGCAATAAGTTCAGCAATCTATACAAACGCGCAGAATTTGATGCGATTAAAGCAGGAATTGAGCAATTAAACGAGGGGTTTGGTTGGTATTTAACGATAAAACAAATAGCAGAGAGCGGTATTTTTAATAGACCAGATGCAACACCTATGAGAAGCGCAGAACTGGCTAATCTTTATGAGGCTTATACTTACCTTAGTAGTGTCGCAGCTGAGAATGATTACCAGAAACGCTATCAAGATGTTTTAATGAATAAACGTTAAATAATGAAATTAGTACAAATCTCAAATCTTTTTAACCAAATCTGTTTAGCTATCAATCAAAGTACGGCTGGCAGAATTGGATTCTATCACTATGGTTGGTATTCCGATGTAAACACTAATGTACAAAACAACTGGACTGGTCAGAACACAGTAGGTGTTATTTATCCGAGCGTTCAGTTGCTATATCCTACGGCTTCCGTAGAGATTAAAGAGAAATCAGTAAGGGGAACGCTTAACTGTCGTTTGATATTCTCAGACTTACAATATTACAATAACGATGCAAGCACTAATCAGCGTTCTATAATCGAAGTACAAAGCGATTTAGAGGACTTGGCTGTAAATGTATTGAGCGAATTTAATAGGATAGGCAGAACAAAGGACTATCAATGTGGAATAACAACTCCTATCTCTATTGATTACCTTAGTGACGCTCACAATAACAGCTTAGTTTTGTTAGATACGAGTTTCAGTATCTGGTATCAATGGGATTGTCCTATTGACGTGGCTGACATTTCTACATTGACTGGTGACTTTGCAGATGTACCCCCTCCGATTATTGATTTAGAGCAAGAATAATGACACAGGAAGAAGCATTAAATACATTGAGTTCAGAGGTCGCTGAAATTGTTCTAATTTCTGTTAAGGCAGAACTGGAAGCGCAAGGTCATAAGATGACTGGCGACCTTTATAACTCTATTAAGTACGAAATAAGAAGTGAGGCAAGTAAAGTAATAATTGACTATTCCTTTTTGGATTATGGTATGGTGCAAAACTACGGTATTAAAGCGGATAGGATTCCGTTTAGCGCTGGTAGTGGAGCAAAGAAAAGTAAGTATATTGATGGATTAGTTAAGTTCGTTCAGAATAGAATGGGTAAGTCAGGCAAAGAGGCGGAACGTATTGCTTTTGCTATTGCTCGTAAACATAAAACGGAAGGAATGCCAACGAAAGGTAGTTATAGTTATAGTAAGAACGGCAGAAGGTTAAACTGGATTACTGAAGGTATAGCTGAAGCAACTCCAAAAGTAAACGAGGCTATCTCTAAATACTTTCCTATGGTAATTGATAGTATCATGATTTCAGCCTTTGCAGAAATAAGTAAACAAAATTCTAAAAACCTAAAAGTAAATATTAAATAAAATGGACCAAGAAACAGCTGAATTACAAGCAGGATTTTTAAACGAAATATTGACAGAGTATTTAACTTCTATCATGTTTAAAGTTTTTGCTCTTTGGGACACTCAATATAAAAAGCAATATCAAACAGTATTGATTCCTACAAAGTACGAAACAGATTATGACAATGCAAGCGAATCCGTACAGTTAGCTTTTGCAAGAGTAAGCATTAAAACTTTGGTTTTACCTTATACAACTGCTGATGACTTTGTTAGTAGCTTTGATAGTCAAGTGTCAACTGACCAAGAATTAAATAATTATTTAAACGGATAACCATAATGGCTGTAATATACACACCTCCATATAGTCCTAATTCGATGTACAGACCTAATGTCTTTGTTACGTCTCAAACAACTACTGAAAATTTGGTTTTGGCTGTAGCTTCAATTGTTGTGGATTCTATTGTAGTTACTACGATAAGAAAACAACCAGCTTATACAACAGGTAGCGCACCAACTACGTTTTTTTTCGAGTTTGATGTATCTAAGGTTTTGCAGACAGTTTCTGCTCCAAATCCAAAGACAATTACTTCGGTATTTGCAAAGGATTTAAATGTTGTTTATAATGTTTTAAATTCAGACTGTCATACTTCAGTAGGGTTAATTATATCTTATTATTATATAGACCCTATTACAAATCTATTGACTCAGTTAACTTCAGGCGGTTCACCAGTTTTAGATACTATCGGAACTGGTTTCTTTGCCACAATAGGAACGCGTCAAACTTTGGACTACATGGGTTTAGATAATTACGCTATTGACTATCCTGCTGTCCCAAATGTTTACGATAGATATTGGCTTACTAAACTTCCGTACGTTTTACCACAGGCTTCAGCAAAGACTAACAATCCTATTCCTATTTGCAGAACGGATAACCAGACAATGTCTTATATTCCAACGGCAGGAACTAACGCTTTAAGAGTTATTATTTATGATAGTAGCCAGACCGTTGTAGGTTCTGCTGGGTTTATTACATTGACTCCAAATAGTACGCTTACACCTCGAACTTTAGGCATAGGGATACCACAGTTAGCAGTCGCAACTTATACGGCTTTTAATCCTTTGTTTGGTTTAGCTTTAGCAAATATTCCAGAAGGTTATTATTACTCTATACAGGCAGGAAATCTAATAGCACCAAGTACGTTCACTTTACAAGGTGTTAAATATATGTTCAAAGTTGTAGACTGTTGTGCTAATAAAGTAAGGCTTCACTGGCTTAATAGATTAGGCGGTTCGGATGCTTACACTTTCACGAATAAGAAAACAGTATTAGAATCTAATGCAAGTGAGATAGCGCAAAAGATGCAAACTTGGATTCAAGCTACACCACCATCGCCATCTACTTATACATGGGACAAAGGTAGGTATAAGATACAACAGACAGTATTAAAAGAGTATGAAGTAGAAAGCACTTTTTATGATGTTAGTTGGGGCGAATGGTTAGCAGAGTTGTTAAGTAGTCCAGAGGTCTATATGGAAACTCCGAGCGGTTTGGTATCAGTTGTAATTACTGACAGTCAGATAAAGATTGAAGAAACTAATGAACTGATAAACGTGACTGTTAAGTTTACAGAATCTAATAATATAAGCGTACAACAAAACTAATGGCTGATATTAAGATAATCATAGATAATCAGGTTGTTGATTTACCAGTTAATGACTTGAATTTAAACCTTACCTATTCTTTAAAAGATAGAGATGGATTCGCTGTCAATACAGGCTCACGTTCTGAGTATTCCTTTGAACTTCCGAGTACTCATAACAACGATGTTATCTTTAGCAGGTTTTACGATGTAAGTGAAGAGACAGGAAACAAACAGGTTTTGTTAACTGCAAGTATTGAGGTTAACGGCTTACCATTCTTTAGCGGTTTGGCACAGTTAACAAGTACAACGATAGAACCAGATTTGTACTACTGGAAGGGTAAGACTTACAAAGTTGGTTTTTATGGTAATAACGTTGACTGGGTCGCTCAGTTAAAAGATAAGTATATTTACCAATATGACTTCGGTACTCACACTTTTGACTCAGGAACGGTTTTAAGTAGCTTTAGTAATGTTTATACTGACATCTATAAGTACATTCTTATTAAGTGGAAAAACTGGTCTGTGAGTGGAGAGGTTCAATGGTCTGAATTTACCCCTGCATTATTCGTTAAAGCTATTTTAGACAGAATCTTTAGCGATATAAGCTATACATATACAAGTAATTTTTTCAGCTTAGATAGTGCAGAGCGTTTAATTATGCCAGTACCTTTAGCTGATAAGATTGATGACCCTCAATATGGTAAAGATTATTTAAATGTAACTTTAAGCGAACCGCCAACAAATTTAGAATATTTTATTCCTACGCCACCATATTTAGTAACTCCTTTTCTATTTACAAATATTGTTCAGCCAAATTTAGCTACTCCTTATAACATAGGAACTGGTTTTTATACAGTTCCAGTAACAGGTTATTATTATGCAAGGTTAACTGTTGATGTTGTTTCAACTGGATTTCACAGAAGCTGGTTTAATGTAGCTATAAATAATGATGTTACAAATCCAATTCCAAATAGTACTATTTTATTTGGTGGATTATTTGCTCCATATTCAGGCAATGCTTATGCAAGTATAGAATCTGATGTTGTTTATTTAACAGCAGGAACTCAATTATCTTTAGGAATTGCAAATGCTGAAGTACCTACTGGACAAAATGTAACTACTTGGGAATTTAAATTAGAAATATTTGGAGAAGCTGAAGTATCTTCTGGTTTACAAGTAGACTTTAGATACTTCCTAAACAAAGAATGGAATAGCCTTGAATTTATCAAAGGTTTGGCTCATGCTTTTAACCTTACTTTCCAAACGGATGTAGATAATAGAAACGTAACAATAGAACCTGCTGATACTTACCTTAACCAAAGTAGACCAGCAGTACAAAATAATGAACAGGGATTTTATGAGACTACTATCTTAGACTTGACAGAAGATGTTGATTTAATCAAAGGAGGTGAGATTTACTCACGTTCTGATATTAACCAGTTAGTAAAATTTAGTTGGCAGTATGATAGTAATGACCCGACACTGGAAGCGTTAAACGGTATAGAGGCTGTCGCTTTACATCAGGCGCGTTTTACTTTTATACCTAACAGATTTCAAAAAGACGAAGACCTAATTGAGAATCCTTTTTTCAGTTCTACTTTAGTTATTGCCGATAGTACGATTCAGGGAGCGAATACAACTAAAACTCCAATGATGCCGATTATCTGGTCTGAAAACTACTTAGAGAATACAAGCGTAACGGAGGCGAACTATGATATCATGCCAAGACTATTGGCTACGGATAAAACAGACCCTGAGTATAACGGTACTATCAATATAAATGATGGCGCGACTACTAATGAGTACGATACCCCTGTCGCTTATATGGTAGACTATAATAATACTACGGGCGATTTCATGAGCCTTAGTTTTGGAAGTGAAACGGTTAACGGCTTTCAGATTCAAGGTTTATTAGAACGTTTTTACATAGCTGAATTTATAAGAAGACAGGCAGGTAAAGAGGTTGAGTGTTACATCTTTTGGGATGCTTTAATGATTCGTCAGTTAGATTTTAGAAAGCGCGTTAAGATTCATGGAGATAATTATATCTTACAAGAAATAAATAGCTTTTCGGTTACAAGTAATGAATCCACAAAGACCTATTTGATTTATGACGATTTAGGAAACGGAACGGAGCAGACGCAAATTAGAAACACTTTGTTAATAGGAAAATTAAACGTTTAAAATGGCAAATACAGTAGTTGGTTTTAGTATAAACATTGAGGGTATAAATTCTATCAATGATTTAAATAAGGCTATTAAAGAAACAACAGCTGCGCTTAATGCGACAGAGGATGCTGCTGAAAGGTTAAAGTTACAAGAGAAATTAGGTAAATTAACTGCAGAACAAAAGGCAGCTAAAAAGAATCAAGATGACCTTAATAAATCATTTTTAGAGACATCAAACTCTTTAGGCGCTTATGATAAACTTAGTGCTAAATTAAACAGGTTGCGCAAAGAATATAAAGATTTAGAGGTTAGCGGTCAGGGTGGCGGTAAAGGCGCTCAAGCATTATTAAAACAAATTCAAGCCTTAGATGGACAGTTAAAAGATACAGACGCAAAAGTCGGACAGTTCCAAAGAAATGTTGGTAACTATGGTGATGCTGTTAAGGGAATAGCTGACAATCTTGGAGGTGTTGGTACATTTGCAAGTCAAGCGGTTGGAGGCATTCAGGCATTTGGCGCTGCATTCAAAGCTGCACTTGGTCCAATAGGTTTAATTATCGCAGCGATAGGTTTAGTTATAGGTTCTGTCAGAGCGTTTTTTAATAGTTCTGAAGAAGGTCAGAATAAGTTTAGAAGATTGCAGGCTATTGCTAAAGTTGTTTTCGATAACTTAACAGATATATTTGAGAAATTAGGTGAAATTATAGTAGGTGTTTTTGAGAAGCCAGTAGAAAGTATTAAGGCTTTAGGAAACTTTATAGTTCAAAATATAACTAATAGATTTGTCGGTTTATTAGAGTTGATTCCAAAGTTAGGTAAAGCATTAAGTGAAGCATTCTCTGGAGACTTTGTTGCTGCTGGTAAGACTGCAACTGATGCACTTGCAAAACTTACTTTAGGAGTTGCTGATTTTACAGATAAAGCTGTTAACGGTTTTAATGTAGCTAATAATTTATTGGTTGAATTTGCAAAGAATACAGAAAAGGAGATAGCGCAAAGACAAAAGATTTCAGATTTGCAAGATGCTTTAGACAAAAAAGAGAGAGATGTTTTAATACAAAATGCTAAACTACAGCAACAGGTAGCTGAAGCCAGATTGAAAGCTGCACAAACAGATAAATTTTCAAGTGAGGAACGTTTAAAGTTTTTAGACCAAGCTATCGCAGCCGAATTGCAAACTCTTAAAAATTCTGAAGAAATAGCAGCGACTAAGCTATCTATTGCAAAGCAAATAATGGCTCAAGATGACGCAGATAAAGATTCGTTAAAAGAGATTGCACAACTTGAAGCTGACCTTATAAACCTAAGAACTCAAAACTTTGCTGAAACAAGGCGAATAACTGGACAACGTGCGCAACTTGTTAAGGAGTTGGAAGCTGAAGTGGCTTTGACTAAATCCTTTACTGAAGAGGCTGCTAAGTTTACATCTACAATAGTAGAAAAAACTAATAAGGTTATTACAGACCTTATAGAAAATGAGTTTGTAAAAAGAAGACAATTATCTCAAGACAATTTTAATAGGGATTTATCAGAAATTGATGCAACTTTAGAAGCACAGAAAAAAGCTAATGAGAAAAACCTAAAAGAAATAGAAGAAAAATATGGCAAAGAATCTCAACAGGCTAAAGACTTTCAAAAAGTAGTTACTGAGGATGAGAAAAAAGCGACAGAAGAGGCTGCTAAGTTTAAAGAGGAAAGGGAAAAGCAACTTAAAAAAGAGATAATAAAAACAAATGAAGATGAGGTTAAATTAAAAGCTGACATTCAAAAAAAGGCTTTAGATGCAAATCTTAAAAGAGAGCAGGATACTGCTAATATGCTTATCCAGCAAAAGCAAATCCAGTTTAGCCAAGAGACCGCACTATTAGATAAAAACAAGGAAGAGGATGCTAAAAAGATTCTTAAATTAGAAGAACAACTTAATCAGGACATCTATTATATTACTGCTAATAGGTTAAAAGATGAGCAGGAACTAATTGAAAATGAATTAAAGAATAATAAGAATCTAACTATTGAGGAGCAGGCTGAACTTAATAATAAATTGATAGCTTTAAAAAATGATGAGGCTAAACAGTTCGCGGATAATGAACAAAAGAAACGTAACGAGGTAAAGAAAACAAGTGACGAACAAGAAGAGGCGCAAAGAAAAGCTATTGAAAACGCTTTAGCTTATGCTCAGGAAGCTGTCAGTATTATTAGTGGATTTATTGAAGCTGCCGATAATCAAAGATTAGAACGTTTAGAAAAAGATGCCGAAGCAAATGCAAAGATTCAAGAAGACCTTAACAATCGTTTACAAAATGCTACAGGATTAGAGCGTAGGTATTTAGAGCAACAGCTTGAAAATAACGTTAAGACTGCTGAAAAGATTGAAAAGGAAAAGGAAAAGATAGAGGCTGAAGCTGCAAAGAAACGCAAAGCGACAGCTATTATCGAATCTATTATTAACACAGCTTTAGCAGTTACTCGCGCCTATTTTGAGTCTGGCCCTATTGGTGCTGTTATCGCTGGAATCTTTGGAGCTGCACAAACGGCTGTTATCGCTGCTCAACCTCTCGCAAAAGGTGGTGTTGTTGGTAAGGGTGACGAAATAGTCCAGTTCGCTTCAGGCGGTAGAGTTACGTCAAAAGGAAACATTAAACCTTTGTCGAATGGTGATAACGTTCTGGCTACTTTAAAGACTGGCGAAATAGTATTGAATGAAAGCCAACAAAGAAGGATAGGTTATGCTTCATTAAAGAAGGCACAGATTCCTAACTTTGCAAATGGTGGTTTGGTAGGCGCACCAAGTACGCTAATAACCAACGCAAATAATTCAATAGCAAATGAGCAAATGAGAGTTAATTTGATGGATGAAATGATTTCAGCAACTAATAACAGGATTGACAGGTTGTCGGTTGTTTATACAGCGACCACAGACTTTGAAGTCGAAAAGGGTAGAAACGATAAGAAAACGATTAAAGCAAATTCAACATTTTAGATATGTATATTAGAGAAATTCCAGAGCAATACAGAGAAGAAATAAAGGTTATTATGGAGCGTCAGAAAAAGATGCTCTATTTGCCCTTTGATGACCGCAGAACGCTATTCTATTATTACTATCGGTTTATCTATGTTATGAGACAAGGCGAATCTATAGAGGCTAAAATTGAACAAGATTTAAGATGCGGTTCTTGCATCGGTAAGGTTATGAGTTACTTCAAAAAAACAGTCATAGAATGGTAGATAACGTAAATAGCAAAAGGCGTAAAAAGTGCAATAGGGACTTTATAGAGTTATTAGATTTGGATATTAACGAAACCTTAGAACGCAAAAAGCAAGATGTATCTATTCAGAATATCATTAGCTATTTGATTAGGCACAATGTAGTAAGGCAGTCTATCGTTCACAGGTACGTTGTTATATTTACCTATCCAAACTACTTAGAGATGTATGGCAGTAAGGATAAGGCGGTTCGACAAATGGCTAAAGAATATCCTTTGGAGGCTAAAGCTATATATAGTATTTTGGCTAACCACTATGCTTATTTTCACCCTAACAAGATAGAGTTCTAAAATATTTTTAAAAAAGATTAAAAAAAAGATAACAAAAGTTTTGTTTTCTAAATAAGTCGTTATATATTTGTTCTATCAAATTAACAAACACACAAAAACACACGGTCATGAAAACTTTAAAAGAAATCCAAGTATTAAATGTTGTAACTGTAACAACTGAAATGTTAGAAATGCTAAAAAATACTCAAGAATTTGGCAAAAGATATTTTAACGAACAACCGTATAGCATTATTGAGATGCAAAATTCAGTATCAAGATTAGAAAAAACTCAAAATGTTATAAAATATACAGATGGAGTTAATATTTTAATCTCTATTAACAATAAGATTTGGGATGGAGTATCAATGTTAAGTAAATAAAAAATATAGGTTTGCGGTCAACCTTAAACCGCCTTACATTTTTTTACTTTTAAAACACACACACATGAAAAACACTCTTTTTTCCATTATGCTTTTGGTTGCTTCTGTAACCTATGGACAGACTTATTACGCGGTACAAGTTATGTCAACTGAAAATCCGCACTTAATTAAAAAGGATATGGTTGTTAGAGATACCTGTGACGTTCCTATGATTGATTTAGTAGCTGTAAATAATAGAATGCGCTCACGAATCCTTTATGTTTTTAATAACAAGTCTGAGCAGTTGGTTAACCATGCTGAATGGCTCAAGATTTACCCAGACGCTTTACTTGTTACTATGACTGAAAAGCAAGTTAAGGCTTTGAGAAAGCTATTTGATAACGTACAATAAAGAAGATAATCCGATAGCCTCTGATTTATTTCAAGCGTACTATATATCGCGAATGATTACGCGTGAGGATAGTAGACGTACTATCTAAGGATAAACAAGTGTATAGCCACTATTTTTGTAAACCTATAAGTTTACTAATTTTTTAAAAAGTAAAACTATATTTTAACATGAGCAGAATAATGATTAACGGAATCTGGTACGTTCCAGAAATAACTTCACAGCTTGACATTACTGAGTATGAAGGTTGCGAATATGACGATGACGAATATACTTTTGATGCTTCAATTATTAAAGGGTCAAGCGATATCCTAACAGTTGAAATAAAAGAAAAGCGCACAGGTAAAAAAAGCTATTTTGATAATGAAACTTGGATTAAATCAGTTTTATATTCACATCCTGAATCCATTGAAAGTGCAAGAGACTATTTAACTATTAGTGGTCTAAATACTTTCATTCAATTTCTTAGACATTTAGAAGACAAAGGCTGGTTATGAAAACATACATAGTTTACTTTGAGATATTCGGCAAGAAAATGAAAACAGAGGTTAAGGCTCAAGACCCTGCAAAGGCAAGGCAACAAGTTATTGATAAACTGATATTTCATAAAGTCGAATTTAAAGATAATGTAGGCGATATTCCAGACAATATCAAAGATTTATTTGGAGATATATTTAAGTTTTAGTTTTAGTTTAGTTAGTAAAAGGTTTTAGTGATTACCTCTGTACGAAAGTGCAGGGGTTTTTTGTTTTTACCATCACGTTAAGATTCACGAAATGGTTTATACTAAAATCTTTATTTTTTAGAATATTGCTCAATTAACTTTGTGTTTAAAGTTTATACAATGGAACAAATCGATATAATTGGAGCAATAGATAGTTATTCAGATGCGAACGCTAATAACCTAAGAGCGCAACTTGAAACGGCAAACGGTGGCGATGTAACTCTTAACATTGCTTCGGAAGGTGGGTCTTACTTTGAAGGTCTTACTATGGCTTCCATGATTTCTACTTACAAAGGAAAAACAACGGCTAAAGGAATCGGTATAGTTGCCAGTGCTGCAACGGTTGTCTTTTTAGCAGCTGACGAAAAGATACTTACTAAAAATAGTTTCTTTATGATTCACTCAGCTTGGGCTGGTGCTGAAGGTAACGCTAAAGAAATCAGTAAGACAGTTGAACTATTGAGTAAAGTAGATGAGCAAATGGTTAACATCTATACGGCTCAAATGGAAAGCAAAGGAAAGTTAATCAATAACTCTATTGAAGAGACTAAAGCCTATGTAAAAGAAATGATGCAAGCGGAAACATGGCTTAGTGCTGAAGAGGCTGTTGACTATGGCTTTGCGGATTACATAATGGATGAGGCACAAATACAGGACTATAATACTTATGCAGCGGTAATCAATAAAGTACGCGCTGAATCTAAATTTAAAAACATTCCAAAAATTAAAAACAGTATGAATGACAAGAAAAGTCTGTTACAAAGTATCGCTTCTGTTTTTGGTTTCAAAGCTGAAATAGTCGAAGAAAAAGATATGACAGTTATTGAAGAACCAAAGGCTTTAGAGATTGAAATCGAAAGGGAGTTTGAAGATTACACTCCAGAGGAAAAAATCGATTACTACAAAAAAATGATTGCTGAACTTGAAGCTGAAAAGGAAGCGATGTCTACTGAAATGGCTGCCATGAAAGAGAAAATTAAATCTCAGGAAGACATGATGAAAGACAAAGAAGCTGTCTTATCTCAAAAAGAGAAAATGATGGAAGAAGCACAGGCTCAAGCATTCGCAAAAATCGCTTACAAAAGTGAAAACAAAGGAACGGCTGTAAAGAGTAAATTTACTCAAGACCAGATTGTTCAGGCATCATCGTTTATCAAATCATTGTTAAATAAATAAACCTTAAAAAAATGGCTTTTAATAAAGAAAATTTCTATCAAGAGGGTAACAGTCAAGAGTTTTTCTTTTCTCGTACAAACCCACTTGCAAACCCTGCTAACGCTGAAATCCTAAAGATTAAAAAAACAGGATGTTGCGATACTGAGTTCGCCTTAGTTGCTGAATACGGATACAGTGCTGGTGATTTCGTTATTGACTTTTCTGCTCCTACTTCAACTATTGATTCAAGATATGTAAAGGTAGTAGTTACAGATGGACAAGGTAACTTTGCTACGGCTGTAGGAACTGGTACTGTTTCAAGTTTGACAGTTGATGTAACTGGATTAGACGTTTCAGTTGTTTGGACTGTATCGGTTGTTATTGAAGTTCTATCTAACGCTTCAGTAGACTGTCCTTGTATGGTCGAGTACACATTCCCTTACAATAGCTTTGTAGGTTCTGTAACTGTTGACACTACTACTTTGTATGCTGCGAGAGTTGCTGTGTTTGAAGCTGATGGTACAACTGCTATTGCTGACGCTGGTACTTATGACTTAGGAACATTCCCTGATGGTGGAACAACTGAAGATTTTAGTATAGTAATTAAAAATACTGGTGCTTCAGTTTTAACTATCAGTTCTGTTACATTTTCTGGTGACGTTCTTAGCTTTACGCTTCCATCTTTTGCAGGTGTTATTTATCCTGGTAACTCAATAACTTTAAAAGGAACTGTTGATGCTTCAGGTGCAGCTGGTTCTTACACAGGTGCAATTGTTATCAATAGCGATGCTTCAAATGTAGCTGTTTATAATGTTACTATTGATTACACTTTGGCTTAATCTTAATTTTAAAACTTTAAATTGAAATATAATAATTATGGCAATATATGAAAACGGTCAGTTCAATATCAATTTGATTGGCGAACAGGCACAGGAACTACTTTTGAAACCAGTTTTTTTTGATGCTGAAGTAGAAGACATTTTTGATACTATGCTTTTAGTTAACAAGAAGCAGAATATTGGTTATGTAGGCGAAATGGAAAACATCCTACAACTTGGTGATGGTTGTGGTTGGACTCCAAAAGGCGCAATGTCTATCTATGAGAGATGTATCGAAACTGAATTTGTGAAGGCAAACGTAGAACTTTGTTTTGATGAATTTAAAGATACAGTTTACAAGCAACTTCTTAAGAAAGGAACACAGATTGATAATCTTGAAGGTACTATCTTCATGGATTTACTTTTGTTAAGAATGCAACAAGCTGTTAGAAAGCAGGCTTTACTTCTTTCTTTCTTCGGAGACAAGGCTTCTGCTAACAATGATGTTAACATCGTTGACGGTATGTGGTCTGTTTACATTCCTAACTTAGTAGCTCTTAACTTAGTTCCTTACATCAACTCAAACTCTGGTGTTCCATTGGGAGCAGGTGATGGTATTGACTTACTACAAGCTGTTTGGGAAAACTCTACAAACGTATTGAGTGCAGTTCCTGAAGCTGAAAAGGTATTCTTAGTTTCTGCTAATGTTTACAGACAATACTTAGCTGACCTACAAAACAATGGTATCTCTTCAAATATGCACCTTGAATTGTTAATGAATGGTACTACCAGATTGACATTTAACGGTATCGAAGTTAAGCCTATGTACGAATGGCAAAGCTATGCTTTAGCTTATCAAGGAATCAATGATGCTAACTACGTTCTTTACACTAAGAGAGATAACTTAGTTATGGGTACTGACGTTACTTCTCCATTGAACCAAGTTCAGGCTTGGCAGGATTGGGAAAGTGAGAAATTGAAAGCTAAGATTAAATTCTACTTAGGTTTCAACTATAAGCACAATGAACTTATCACTGTAGCATACTAAAAAAAAGGGGGTTGAAATATACCCCCTATATCTATTAACAAAATAAATCTATAATTATATGAGTTGTTTAACTTCTGGTTATAGTGTAAGTTGTTCAACATCTTGCTCAGGCGGTCTATATAAGTTCTGGTTGGCAAGTATTGGCGATATAACTTCACTTACCTACACAAGTGGTGAATTGACAGCAATTACTATGAATGGTGCTGCTAAATTTTATGAGTTTATCCCTTACCAAGAAACTGGTAGCTGGGTAGAAACTGGTGAGAGAACAAACTGTAATACAGTTGTAACTCAAACTTTGACAGGTATATTCCCTTGTCATGCTCAAGACATGAAAGAAGCTATTGACGAATTGAAGGCTTGTTGTTGTGGATTCGTGGTTATTCACGAAGAAAACAATGGTACACGTTGGATTTGGGGCGTTCCTCAATCTTTGTCTTCAAATGGTGTTCACTTCCCTGCTCAATTGACAGCGTTTGAAACTACTACAGGAACTGCTATCAATGACCAGAATCAGGCTTCAATAACTTTGGTTTCTCGCGGGACTGCTTTGGCTTGGCCAGTAGCTACAGCGGTTACTATTCCAGTATAGGCTCTGCTTTGTTCGTTATATATCGGAGGGTGGTTAATAGCCACCCTTTTTAAAATTTTAAAGCTATGTTTAAAGTAACTGATAAATTTAAAGACTGTACTGTTTATTGTTCTCAATTTAACGTATCTTTAAAGGATGCTACACAAGACCAATTAGAGCATTTGTATCACATAGGTCATGAGGGTGTAATTGCAGATAAAAAAAAGGTAAAGAACAAACCAGTAGACAATCTTGAAAATGAAAAACAAAACGAATCTGAGGGCGAATAGAATCAATGCGAATCCTGCCACCTCGAACAAAGTCCACGCGTGGACAGGAGTTCAGCTTGGTGTTCGCCCTTTTTTAATAGATGACATCTTTAGAGAACCAACTAAGGAGTTTTTAGATACAACGGTTGTAGAGTATATTCCTTTTAATACCTATGACCTTTGGCGATTAGATAGGATTCAGGCTATCTGTAATAATTCGCCAACAACGGCTTCAATAATTCAGCAAAAAGTAAATTATTCTTTAGGTGATGGCTTTTATTCTGTACCTGCTTCTTCTCTATCTATCCTATCGTCTTTGCGTGAACAATTGGTTGACGAGGCGCAAATAACAATGGAGCAGGAAAGTGAATTGAATGACTTTCTTACAAATGTTAATCCTGAGAATGAAAGTTTAGAGGAATTGAGCGCAAAGATATTTAAAGACTTTGCCAGTTTTGGTAATGCCTTTATAGAACTTCAGAGAATTAAGGTAGGTGGCACGTTAAAATATACAATGCGATTGCTACCTATTACATGGTGTAGACCAAAAAAGGCTGCTAAAGACGAACTTTACCCTACTCATATAGGTATCAGTTCCGAGTTTGAACAGCACTATATTATAACACCAAAAGACCCAATTGACTTACCACTATTTCCACACTTCGAGCGATTCGATAACGTGGAAAAATCTATTATACATTTAAAGAATTACGAACCTACTTTAGTTTATTGGGGTATTCCTGACTGGGTTAGTGCTAAGATATGGTCTGAGTTGGAATATAGAATACCAAAGTTTAATCAAAGTAAGTTTGAAAATGGTTTCACTCCAAGTGCTATTATTTCTTTATACGGTTCTACAAATCAAGAAGAGGCTCAGGAAGTAGTAAGAGCGATGCGCGACTGTTTTACAGGAACTGGAAATAATAACAAGATGTTTATTCAGGCTTTGAGAGATAACAGTTATAAGGCTGACGTACAAGTTTTAGATAGTAGTTTTGATGGCGAATTTATGCAGTTGCAAAATGTAGCGCAGCAGGCTATCATTTCGGCTCACAGATGGACTATGAGTTTAACAGGGTTAAGAAGTGCGGGTAGTTTAGGTTCTAACCAACAAATCAGAAGTGAGTTTGATATTGTTTACAATACAGTTATTAGACCTTTTCAAAGAATGTTTTTAACAAAGTTTTTAAATCCAGTTATTCAAGATGCTGGAAGATTCTTTGGCAAAGACTGGACAAATATTGCTTTGGATATTGCAAAGTCAATGCCTGTATCTTTTGCTGGTGACTTAAATGTTCAAACGGTATTAACAGCGGATGAGCAACGTAGTGAACTTGGATTCCAGCCTTTAGTTTCTGATGCAACTGGTACAAGTGGACAGGTTACATTATCTGAGAAACTTGGTGTCGGTGGCACTCAATCACTTGTCGCTATTATTTCTGACCCTCTATTGTCTCAAAGCCAGAAAGTAGAAACTATTATGATTCTATTTGGATTAAATAAAGAGGATGCTGAAAGATTAGTATTTGGTGTTGTTGAAAATAATTTACCAACAAATGAAATTGCAGGATAATGAGTACATTGATTAAGCCTCAAGAGGTTGTTAATACCGGTATCTATAGAGCGGCGCCAGTTAATACAAGGTTTGATATTAACATTATAGCGCCTCACATTAAAAGTGCGGAAGAGCGTTTTCTTTTGCCTTTGTTGGGTTCGGCTTTATACAATGATATGATACTACAACAGAATGCGAATGTATCAAATTATAATCCTGATGCTGGTGCTATTGTTCAAAAGTTTCCTTTAAATCCTGCTTATGAAAGCCTTTGGACTGCTTATGTTTTAAGATACATAGGTTATGTTATTTACTACGAGGCTTTACCTTATTTAACGTTCCAAGTAAGTTCTAAGGGTATATTCACAAATGATAGTGAGTTCGCTTCAAATGGCGGTTTGGCATCTGTTAAATTCATGCAGGATAACACGCTTCAAAAGATAGATAATTTAAAACCTTTAATTGAAAAATACCTCTGTGATAACAAGAATACTTTGCCTTTGTTTGATAGTAAACATTGCGATTGTCATAGCTGTGAGGATGATAATAATTGCGGTTGCGGTTATGGTCACGAATGCGGTTATTTTTTAAGGTCTGGCTTTTATTGCAGGTCTTGCAGAACGAGAAAAAATAATTCAACAAATATAATATTATACTAAAATGAACATAGTAAAACAGTCAACTGGTAACGTAGTTTTAACTGATAACAGCGGTAATATCTTAAAGGTATTTGTTCAGGTTAATGCTTTGGATGTTGTTAGTTCAAATGAGATTATCGTTAAGTACGGAATGAATCAATGGACTACACTCTTTGCGGACCAGATAGATAACACTCAGATAGAACCTGCTGCAGCTGTTCCATTTAATGGTAACGCTTACTCTTTGGTTTCACTACTTAGTAGTTCTTTTTTTTTTGAGTTAAGTGGGGGCGGTGGGTCTCAAAATTTAAGTCAAGTTTTAACTATTGGAAACTCAGCAGGTAATCAGGATATAGTTGATGTTGACAAGTTAGACTTTAATACGGCTACCACAGATACTGCTGGAGTTGGTCAGCTTGTTTGGAATGATACTTTAGGAACTTTAGACTTAGGTTTAAAAGGTGGCACTACAATTTCAAATGTAGGTCAGCATCTTCATGCAAGGGTAGTTAATAAGACATCTCCTTTAGTTCCTTTGACTAAGGCAGGTTATCAGGTTGTTATTGTTTCAGGTGCTACTGGTCAGAGGTTATCTGTTAAGTTAGCAAAGGCTGACAATGACGCTAATAGTGCTGGGACTTTAGGTATTGTTTGTGAGAATATAGCAGTTAACCAAGAAGGTTTTATTGTATCAGTAGGTCAGTTAACTAAAATAAATACAACAGGTAGTTTACAGGGTGAGACTTGGAACGATGGCGATTTATTATATTTAAGTCCATCAACTTTTGGAGCGGTTACAAATGTAAAACCGAGCGCACCATTTCACGAGGTTAGGGTTGGTTATGTCGAATATGCTCACGCTATAAATGGCAAGATTTACGTTAAGATAGACAACGGTTATGAACTTAACGAATTGCATAACGTAGATATAAATACAGGTACTTTAGCAAATAATGATATTGTAGCTTATAACTCAAGTACATTAGTTTGGGAGAACAAAACGATAGCGACAGCTTTAGGTTATACCCCTGCTCAAAGTGAAGGATGGACAGTTATTATAAAAAGTGCAAATCAAAATGTAGTTAATAGTTCAACTTTGGTAGATGATACAGAACTACAATTTTCAGTTGTGGCTGGTGGAAACTATATGATTCAAATGGTTTTAGCTACAGCTGGAGACAGTTCATTAAACGATTACAAATTTGGTTATGCTGTTAGTGCAGGTACGATGACTGGTTCTGGGAATGCTATTTGTAGAAATGCTGCAAATTCTGCTGTTGTAACTGCTATAAACGTTACTGGTGCAAGTATAACAAATGCTATACCTATTGGTCAAATAGGAAATTTAAATGGAATAACAACTGGTACTATTGACTTTGGATTCTATGCGACAAATAATGGTATATTTAAATTTCAATTTGCATTAAACTCTGGAGCATCTGGAACAGCCAGAACTTGTAAAGGAACAATTTTAAAATTTAAAAGATTAGATTAAAACTATGGCACTATTATTATCAAAAAACACTACTTCTATTTTAGTTCAAAATACTGATATTGAACTGGCATCTGTTTATGTTAGAATTGTTTTCACTTGCAATTTAGATGGAACGCTAACAGTAAACTATAAAACCTATTTAAACTATGATAGCTTTTTAGAGGGTAAAGAATTAAGTACAAATATTGTAAATTTGACTTATAACTTTGCTATACTTCCAACTGAGACACAAAGTTTAGAAACGGCTTTGATTTATATGCAAAATGAATTTATATTGTTAGGTTACAATGTTATAATTGATTAAATTTAAATAATGAAGACTTTACTATCAGACGTTGTTAACGTTTTACACTCTGTACTACTTACTATATTAGTCTTTTTAAATCCTATTGCAGGGGTTATTTTGACTGTTATTAGCTTTGTAACTATTGACACTCTATTTGCTTACTGGAGGGTTAAGAAGGTAGGTACTAAGTGGACAAGTAGAAAGTTAAGAGTAGGTCTGATAAATAAGTCTATTACTTATATTAGTTTAATCATTCTTTTTTTCTTAATGGATAAATTTATTTTGAATAGTTTATTTGTTAATTTGGTAAAGATTGAATATTTTATGACTAAATTATTGAGTTTAGTTTTTATCTTTATAGAGTTTACTTCGATAGATGAAAGTTATACCATAGTAAAGGGTAAAAGTATCTTCACGAGCGTTAAGGAATTGATAGGTAAGGCGAACGATATAAAGAACGATTTAAAGAACTTCAACGAAGACAAACAATAAGACAATCTGCATTTTAGACCATGAATGAAGGGTAGCCCCGTAAGGCTATCCTTTTTCATTTTACAGATTAGAGATAATTTATTTTACAGATTATTAAAAAAAAGATAACAAAAGTTTTGTTTTGTGAATATAAGGTTTTAAATTTGACCTATCAATAACACAAAACACTAATTTTATGCTAAACGAAAACAGAACTTTTGAACACGGTAAATTTTATTTTGTAGCTTTGGATGCTCAATTCTCTATTTGCTGTTACTGCGATTATTTAAATTCTTTTATTACTTGTTACGATACAAAGATTGAGGTTAGAAATGCTTATGTTGTAGGCGATGCAATTGAGATGCCTGAAGTTAATCAATGGCTAATGAATAAATATTACAATGACCGCAAAGAGTTTATTAAATACTACGAACCAGATTACACTCCAGAGCAAAAGGTTATAATGTTAAATGAAGAGCAGGATAGAATAGAGAATGAATACCATTTAAACGAATATGAAAACTGGCTTTTAAAATGATTATTACAGACTATGTTAACGGCTTTAAGGTAACGCTTCAAATAAGTTGCAAACACAATAAAAAAACTGATATGTCAAAGTTTGAAATAGATAGCATTCACATTGAAGATATTTTTATTGAAGACTTTCAAAGAGCCTTAAATGTTTTAAACATGGATGTAGTAGAGTTTACTCAATTATTTATTAACAATTATTATAGATTAAATTAGTCATGAGCGCAATTACACACGATTTTATTATTAACGGCTTAAAGGTAACTGTTGAGGCTGAATATTGGAAAGGTTTTAAAGGTAGTCTGGAAGAACCAGCAGAACCTGCAGGATGGGACATCCAAGATATTTGGGTAGAGGATGTTAATATCTTTGACTTAGATGAAACGGCTCAAGCTGTTGGATACTTCACTTGGTACGAATTGAATGCAGACCTTAACGATATGCTTAACGAAGAATACCACGATTACATTAAATATAATTTCTAATCTTTAAATATTTTTATCATGCAAACACAAGAAATAACAGCGGATTTTTATCAAAGCCAAACTATCACAGACTTAATTCAGTCTATGGTTAAATTCCAAATTGCTTTTCAAAATGCAAGTCTTAAAAAAGATGCAAAAAATGAACATCTAAGAAATTCCTATGTAAGTTTAGACAACTTATTGCACGTTATAAGACCTATTCTAAGCGAAAATAACTTAGTCATAGTTCAGTCTTTAGCAGGCGACTATTTGAGAACTGTTATATACCACGTTTCTGGACAGTATATAGGTTCTAAAATGCCATTTAATCCAATGTCTGGAAACAAAGGAACTAATGCCTTACAAGAGTTAGGCGGTGGCATTACTTATGCAAAGCGTTATTCCCTTTCAGCCTTACTTCAAATTTCTGTTGACGTGGACAATGACGGTCAGGATAGTAAACTTAAAAGTGAACAGCTAAAGAAAGCGCCAGCAAAGAAAAAAGTAGAAAGTATTGAGCAATTAAATAAAATTGTTGACTGGGTTCTGGAGGATTTGAGCAGGCACGAAAAGGTCAATCAGTTTTATGACTTAGATAAAGGTCAGTTTGAATGGTTAAATATGGAGATTCAGAATCGCACCATGTAAATATAATTTTAGTACAACAGCTAAATATAGTTTTAATACGGCGGTCACTATGTTCTATTTGTAACAAAAACCGCCTTATTTTATATGATTATTATTGAATAGA